CACATGGCTACAGTAAATCCATCATGGGTGATGACCTACGACTCACTGACAAGCACGGTGCTCCAGTACCTTGAGCGTAGCGACGCCGCTGTGGTTGAAGCTATCCCCACATTTATCACTTTGTGCGAGTTTGAAATCGCCCAAGAAATCAAGACGTTGGGTCAGTTAACCATTGCTGATGCAACTATGACACCAAGCAACCCCGTGCTAGCAAAGCCTGCTAGGTGGCGCAAAACCGTGTCAATGTCAGTAAAAAACGGTACAACCATGCAACCTGTATTGGTTCGCAAATTTGAGTACCTGAAAAACTATTGGCCAACCGTGACGCAAACTGGTACACCACTGTTCTATGCTGACACCGACTATGAACATTGGTATCTGGCACCGACACCAGATCAAGCATATGACTTTGAGGTTTTGTACTACGAGCGTATTTCCCCACTAAGTTCCACTAACCAAACCAACTGGTTGACGCAATACGCGCCAAATGCCATGTTGTATGGCACTCTGTTGCAAGCTATGCCGTTTTTAAAGAACGATAGCCGTGCAATCTTTCAGCAAAAATACACCGAAGCAATCCAAGCCTTGAAGACTGAAGACATGGCTCGTGTTGCAGACCGTCAAGCAGTAGCCGTGGACTCTTAACATGACAACATACATTAATCCCTATACAGGGCAAACAATCAACCCTTCACAGGTTGGTTATGAATCACTCACCATAAGCGCCAATACAACGCTTCAGTGGCCAGTCAATGGCAACACCACAAGCGTTGTAGCAAACATTGTTGAGGTAACGGCTACGGTTGCTAGCTTGAACTTAGTGATGCCCGCGGCTACCCAAGTCTCCGTTGGTCAAAGTACTCTGATCAGAAACATCGGTTCTAATGCTTTCACCGTTACGGATGCAAGCGGAAACACCATTGTCAACATTGCATCTGGTGTTGCTCAGTACATCTATGTAACTAGCAATACTACAGAGAATGGCACTTGGACATCGGTAACATTTGGTACGGGAACCTCTGCGGCAAACGCGGCGACACTGGCAGGTTACGGTCTAACCGCAATTGGCACCACGCTAAACCAAGCGTACCCAGTCTCTGGTTACTTTTCAAACGCAACCCTATCGTCTGTAGACCGAGCAAAGTTTGTTGTTTGGAGTGGTGGCGTTGGAGCGATTACGTTACCAAGTGCAAGCGTTGTTGGAAACAATTGGTTTGTGATGATCCGTAACGCGGGTACGGGTATCTTGACCGTTACACCGTCTGGTACTGACACCATAGACGGATTGGCGTCTCAGCAATTGCAGATCTCTAACTCGTTTTGTGTGTGCTCAAACGGTTCTAGTGGATACAGTTCATTTGGTTTAGGTCAATCATCAACATTCACCTACACCCAACTTGTATTACCAGTTACAGGTGGTACAACGACACTGACACCAGTTCAATATGCAAACGTGATTCAAGAGTACACGGGTACTCTGACATCAAATCAGATCATTGTGTTGCCATCTACGGTACAGATCTATTACATCTCAAACTTAACTTCAGGCGCTTTCAGCTTGACGTTCAAGACATCATCGGTGGGCGCAATCACTTACGCAGTTGCAACTGGAACGTCTGGGGTGATCATTTGCGATGGAACAAACGTATTGAACGCCAATACAGCTAGCGTTAGCTCGTTAGGTGCGGTAACGTTTGCCAACGGATCTGCCGTAGCTCCATCTGTAACGTTTGCTGGAGACACGGGCGTTGGTATGTACTTGCCTGCAACGGGGCACGTAGGACTCGCGGCGAGTGGGGTGAAAGTGGCAGACATATCAACAAGTGGTGCGCTCTTTCCATATGGCATCTCAGGGGGCACGTTTTGACGGCAAAAGTTGTTGCTTTACAGGTCAAGCCAGGAATTCAGCGCGATGGCACGATCTTCAACGCCCCTACATATGTAAATGGGCAATGGGTTCGTTTCCAAAGCGGTTTGCCACGCAAAGTAGGTGGTTACAACGGCATCTTTATAAACTCACCGTCCATCTCTCGTGGAATGACTATGAGTTCAAACAATGGCATCAACTACGTGGTGTCTGGAACTAGCGATGGTTTGTATCAATGGCGTACAGACAATGATGACGGAACGGGTAGTGGGCCTTACACATACACATTGACTGGCTTTACAGCAAGTTCAAAAAACTTGTGGCAATTTGATATTGGCTATGACTCAACTGGTGGTGGTGTTAGCAACTTGGTGGCGCATCCAGGTCAAAACCTTTCAGCCATTGATAGCACAACAAACACTAGACCACTGTATGGTAGTTTTATTGGTACAACACTAAGTCCAGTTGGTGTATTCACAACTTCTGTAGTCACAACAAATGGATTGACAGCACTTACTTTGGCTACAACTTCTGGGCGCATAGGTGCTGGTCAGACTGTTACAGGAACTGGAATTCCTGCTAGCACCACCGTTGTGTCCACCATCAGCGACTTTCCAAACTTGGCTTCTGTTGCAGTAACGGGTACAGGTGGTCAATGTTCTTGCACCATTACATCTGGTCTGTTTGTTGATCAAACGGTTGCAATTGGTGGGACATCAACTGGTACTGCTATAGGCTTAACGTCTGGCATTACTTACTACATCATCGCCACAAACAACGCCACAACATTTACTTTGTCGTTGACTAAAGGTGGTACTGCAATCACAACCACTGCGGGCACAACTACAGGTCTGGTGTTCACTTTGGGTACGTATCAAAAGGTCACTTTATCTAACGCGGCGACCGCCACATCATCGGCAGTCACTTTGACCTTTGACAATAACATTTCAGTGTCTGGTGGGGTGGTGATGCTTCACCCATACCTATTCGTGTACGGTAATGATGGGTTGATACAGAACAGTTCTGCGGGTGACTTTAGCAATTGGGTTGCCGCGGATGCAAACGCCAACAACGTGTCTACGGGTAAGGTTGTCAAAGGCTTACCCTTGCGTGGCGGTACAACGTCGCCTGCGGGTCTGTTCTGGACGCTAGATTCCGTAGTACGGGTCACCTATGCACCATCAACGGTAGGTGGTATTAACTATTACTGGAAGTACGATCTGATCACTAGCCAGAGTTCCATCATGTCATCACAGTGCGTGATTGAGTATGACGGTATCTTTTATTGGGCTGGCGTAGACAGATTCTTAATGTACAACGGTGTAGTTCAAGAAGTTCCAAATACTCAGAACATGAATTGGTTCTTTGACGGTTTGAGCTATGCGCAACGCCAAAAGGTGTGGACGACTAAGGTTCCACGTTGGGGTGAGATTTGGTTCTTCTATCCTCGTGGTACAGCAACAGAGTGTACGGATGCCGTTATCTACAACGTGCGTGAAAAGACTTGGTACGACGCGGGTGAGGCGCCTGGCGCGTATCGCTCTGCGGGCACCTTTTCCGAGGTGTTCCGTAAACCAATTTGGGCAGAAAACGTGGCCAATAGATCTGGCACATACACCTTGTGGCAACACGAAACAGGTGTTGATCAAGTTCTTGGTAACCAAGTAGACGCTATTGACTCATACTTTGAGACGCCATCGCTTGGTGCATACACGGGTTTGGTGGGCGCGAGCCAACAGCCTGGCGATAACCTATGGACACGTTGTGACCGTGTTGAGCCTGACTTTGTGCAATCCAAACAAATGTACTTAGTGGTGACGGGTAAAGGTTACGCAGACGACGTAGACCAAACGTCAGACCCTGTTTACTTTGACCCAGACACATTGAAGGTAGACATGCGTGAACAACGTCGTGAGATGCGTATGCGTTTTGGCTCCAACATAATTGGTGGTAACTACTACATGGGTAAGGTTCTTCTCAACCTTGATACGGGCGATGTTCGCTCTACTGGAAACCCATAATGGTTACATACGACCCAAGGGACATGACATGGGATCAGTGGAACGCACTGACCGAAGAGTTGTTTGCACAACAGCAACTTGGTACTGTTCCAGAAGAGCGTTGGAGAGAGTGGGTTGATGGCTTGATTGGTATTGGTCTTTTCCAGAATTCAGGTGTGGCAGATGCTCGTGGATTTGACACTTGGCAAGACTGGGCAAAGCATCTGCTCGGTACAATGTCAATTAACTAATTGGTGTAAAAATGGCAGACAACAACGATTTAATTTCACAAGCATATGCAACCATTGGACGATCTGATACTGGGACTGGATTGGGTGCTATTACGCAAGGTGAAAAAGATTATTGGTCTGGCCAACTTGCATCTGGGGCTATAAACCCAAACGACTTTCAATCTGTATTTAATAATGCTGTTAATGAATACAGAACAGCAAACCCAAACGACCCATACACACAGTACGTTAACAACTATCAAGCGCAAAAGTCAGCAATTACTCCAACGGCTTCTCCGCTTTCATCTGATTATGTAAAAGGTGTTCTTAAATTTTCAGTAGAAAATCCAGACGCCACAACCGCACAGTTTGCTGATGCCGTAACAGCAGCTGGTGGTCTTACACCTGAACTTGCAAAAGTTTTGGCGGTTAAGTTTGGGACTGACACAAATACCATTCAGTCTGCTTACGATAAAGAAGTTGCAAACAAAGCGACTGCGACACAAGATAAAACCTATACCGATTTAGTGAACAACGCTTACGGAACTATTGGTCGTACTGGAATAGGAACTAATGTTAGTAACATTGATCAAGGGGGTTTTGATTATTACAAAAACCAATTAGCGACTGGCGCTATTAAACCAGAAGATTTAAACAATGTATTTCAAAATGCTGTTTCTGCATATGAAGTGGCAAACCCAAATGATCCATACACACAATATGTTCAAAAATATCAATTGGGCAAACAAGCGGACACAATCAAGCAGAGTCTTTCCTCTGCTTTACAAGACAAATCAATTTCTTTAGACGAAGCAAACAAGATTACTGAGTATCAAAAAAAATATAACTTTACGCCAGAACAAATTGCGTCTGTTACGGGATACACCGTTGATGGTGTAAAAGAAATATTAAATTCAAGAAATAAGATTATTGAGAATACTGTTAAAGCAAATATAGATAACCCAGTAGGGTTGGCTGACTATGCCACAAAGAATAATCTTACTGCCAAAGAATTGGCCAAAGCTTCTGGCGGTGCATACACTGAAGCACAAGTACAAGCCAATTTAGACTTAGCAAAGACGTTCCAAGGGCGCATTCAATTAGCTAGTCCTGATATTTATAACAAATTAACACCACTTTTACAAAAAACCGCCAATGAAATTTATGGTGGAAAAATCCAAGACTATCAAGTTCAAATGCTTACGCCTTTGGATATAACAAAGACTGGATTACCAACGCAATTGGAATTTACACCATCAACACAACGAACGGAAATTAATGAAGAAACTGGTGACAAATATACGTACACAGTACCTGGAAAATTAAAAAGTGCTGGTGTTGAAGTGCTTGAAGATGGTGACGGTGGCATTGGTGGTTATCGTTCAACTAATTACGTAAACATTAATGGCTTTCCTGTAAAAGCTGAGTATGACGTTGATGGAAAACTTACAAGATACGAAGGTGATTGGCGTTATGCTACTGCGCCAAATGGCGATTATCGTCTTCATGGTAGATGGGATGCAAAAGGTAACGCAACCCCGTACTCTGAAGGCACTCAAGGCGGTGGGTATTTAAAACAAATGGCTGGTGATTTAGCGGGCGCGTTAAAAGATCTTGGGCCTGCTTGGACTGTTGCAAAGTTGTTCCAACCACAATTGGCTTTAGTGGATGTTGCAACGGATATCGGACAAGGTAAGTTTGACCTTGGTACTGTTGTTAGTGGGCTATCTGGATACGCTGGTTTGGAGACTGGTTCTGCTACAGACATGCTTAACCCAAGTAGTGCAAACTATGTAAACAGTTTAGATGCTGGCTATAACGTTGCACAAGTACCCAATTTAAGTGCTGTTGCTAACCCAGTTACGGGAGCATTGTCAAATGCGGCTATAGCTAAGTTGGGTGCTTCTGGATTGGTGGCGATAGACGCGGCGGACAAGGGCAACTACGCCCCAATATTGAACGTAGTGGCCAATGTATCGGGCGTCAACAAGATGCCAGAGGTAGCAATCGCGGCGAATACGCTAGCGGCGGCTGATGCCATTACCAACAACAACCCAGGCGCTCTTTTATCAGCGGCGGGTAACCTTGTCGGTAGCCCAGACCTAAAGTTGGCGGGTGCGGCAACAAAGTTTATCCAAGCATACGACTCAGGCAACAAGGCGGCAATTACTACGGCAGGTACAGAGCTTTTTTCATCTATCAAT